AAAAAAAAGAAATATTTATAAATATATTAACTCTTTTCAGACTTTTTTACATCTTTTTTAGGATTTTGTTGATTCTCCATATATCTTTTACAATTAGGATCCCAGTAGTTTGCGTCTCTTACACCTTTAACAGCTTCGATAGCGTCAAGCATTTCTTCAGTGATTACAAGTTTTGGCATAGTTAAAGTTCTTCAAAAATGTTAAAAGTAATTCTAATTTGTGTCTGAAACTTACCTTCTGGACTTGATGTAAGTATTTCTGGCCCTACAGGTGAATCAAAGATTACATTAGATACGGTCACTCTATTGTATAAGTCTCTGAGCCTTTTGCAAATTGTAAAGTTTGAGCCTGCTCCTAAACCTTCCTCTGTGAAAACATTCAAAAGCACCAAACCAACAACATTATTATCTGAATCAGTTGTTCCTCCCATCGTTAAATATTCACCAACACCAAAACTTGTTATGCACTGAACAAAAGTATCTTCAGTAGTAGAGTCAAAGTTCATGTTATTGAATACGACAGGAATAACAGGACTTGATGATAATTCTGTTGCAAGCCTGCCTTCAATAGTAGATCTCACTGTATTCAAATCTGTAGCAGCCACTTAGAACCTCCCAAATTGTCTGTTGATGTAAATTTCAAGTTCTTTTCCAATTAAAGCTGGAAAACCCGCAACAGTTTTTTGTTTTGTTCTATACTTACCTCCCCATGATGGTGGCAAATTAGTTCCAAAACATACTGGCTCTGAATAAACAACATTATTTGAAACTGTGCCTTCAAATGGTTTTATATCTGTCTGCCAAGCTGCTCTTAATCTACCTGTATCAACAGGTGTTGCTTTTTTTACTCTTCTTGTCCACTCAAGAGTAGTCCCAGCAACAGCATCAACTATCAGTTCTTTGTAAAAGTCTTTTACTTGTGTAAGTTTTATACGTCTTGCCATCTTTACCTCAAGATAAGATCAAAACTTACTGGTGTATTATTTTGCTCATTTGTTCTTGTTTGTATAATTCTAAATTTGACACTATTTATTATTACTGTGTCTTTTGTTGTTGGAACAAATGTTAAGTCTCCAGCAGATATAGTTAAAATTTTATCTTGTGACTCAATCAAATCATTTACTTGATTTCTAGATATATTCGCTAAAACACCTTTGATAGTAACAGAACTTTCATTTTTAAAAAAAGTTCCAGAACTTGAATCATAGGTTCCGTTAGTAAACCTTTTTATAGTTACATCACCACCAAGCTTTTTTAATGAAGCACTAGCAGCTTTTTTTAGTGCATTAGCAAGACTCATAAGTAATAAGCAATAACTTGACCACTAGCAAGAGTAATACTTGTAATAACCCCGCAGACTTCTGTTGAGGCTTTCATTTCAATGCCATTTATTGTTGAAGATCCATTCTCTGTGATGTTTTCAGCAACAAAAGTTGCTTCTGAATCTTTCAATGCGTGAACTTTACCAAATCTCCCAGTATGGGCATTTGTATCAGTAATAATTAACGCTGCTGGATAGTCGTATGGCATTTTAAGACCTCTTGATTGATAGATTAGCACTTCCCCCCATTCTAAGCCCCTTTAAGTATTGGTCAATAATTGGCGGGATGCGATCAATACCAGTTCTACCATAAAAATTAGGAGTTACGTTTATATTTCCAATACTCATGTTTGTAAAATCTTCTAAACCACTTAAACCAATACCATCCTTATTGTTATTTAGGTAGACAGCAAGTTCAATTTGTGCGTTTTTTACTTCTTCTGGAATTTCTGTATCGGTATAATAATCAGCAACTATTCTGTTTGGAAAAGTTACCCCATAGAGATTACTGTATTGGTGAGGAATACGGACACCGCTTCGTGGCCACATTCTTGCTTGTGTCTTTGCTACTTTATTTCCTAAAAAATCCTCACGATCAATTCGTCTAGTGCTAGAAAATAATGCACGGTTTTTTTGGTCATCAGTGCTATTACCCCATGCAGTTACATCATCAGACTGAGTTAATCCCTCAATAAATGTATTTGCTTCAGCTAGTGTTACATAGCTATTTGCTGTTGAACTGCCGACTGTCGCAACTATCGTGATTGCCATTAGCTTTTAACTTTTTAAGTTTAGGTTTAGATTTTGGCTTAGATGTGGAAACTGAAGCCGCCTTTTGAGCAGCTTCGTTTTGTTCCCTCATACGCCTAAAGGCATAAATTGACATTAACTAGAAGCACCTTTAAGAGCAACGAAATTAATAACAATAGCTTCACTTAGTGAGCCAGCAGATACATTAGCAACAGTTACTTTAAAAGATCCTGATGCCATTGTGTTTGCATTTACTAAGTATGAACCAGCAGTTCCAGCGGAACCATGACAAGCCACAACAACATCAGTTGCTGCAATCTTATCGTTTGTCACTGTGAAAGTTACTTCAGCAGCAGCGGCCAAAGCTGCGTTGTTCATTGTGATTTGACCTGACTCTGTGTTAAGAGTGACACCTGTTGATTTGTTGGTAGCCTGAGTTACAGTGCCGCCAGTTGTTGGGCCGATTAATGACCCAGCAGTTACATCAAATAAGGATGGCATAATTAATTACCTCTAGTCGTTATTTGAAACAACGGTAGCTCTAACGATACCGATATTCTTAGTTTCGTAAGTTTTCGACCAAGAACCTACAGTCTCTAGTACTGATCTAGATGGGTTTACTGTTGAAACAGCATATTTAAGACCTACAGGGTGATAGATGTAGTGGAGATCCACTGCCATTGCTTCCTCAAGAGCAAGAATGTCTCTATCTGTCTGTGTCCTGATCGGAGCTTGCTCCCCAGTTACTACAGCCCCATTTTGGAACATGAACACGCTGTACTCTGTGGAACTACCGCTGCCTGTGGTTGGAATATCGTCAGAAACGATAACTCTTAGACCCATGAATGTTGGAACTGTTGGACTTCCAAATGCGTTCTGAATAGAACCACCTGACGCTGTAGCACCACCACCATTGATGTCTGCCGCTGCAACAAAGTCAACTGCTCTTCTTTCTACCAAGTCATAGTAACAACGGCTATGCATTGCAATCGTTGTAAGCTTGCCACCTTGATCGCCAAGTAATGACTGAGCTTTTGCAACGTGTCTAGGACTTAATGCTGTAGGTGAATCACCTGATTCAGAATCAATACAAAGATCAAACAATGCTGAACTGCTTGAGTTTGCATTAAGAGAACCAAAAGCACCAGTTAAACAAGAATAAAGATCCTTTTGTTTCTGGTTATTGACATACGCAGCCATTTTTTGGGCAATAGCAGCCATAGGGTCAATACTGTTTCCAACAGCAAGACTTGCCAAATCCCTTGCGGAAAATGCTCGACCTCTGTGTAAAACTGCGGCAATCTGATCGCCTGTTGTTATCTTTGCTGGAGTTAATGATGTTGAGTCTGTAAGAACTTCAAAATCACCTGATAAGTTTGCAGAATATGATGGGATTTTTACAAAGTCGCCACCTCTTTCTGCTGAAAGATTTAATTCGGCCAAAGGTTGCACAACCCCACTTTGTAGAAAGCTATCTGTCTGAGTAGTAGCCTCAATTAAGTAGGGTGTAAACACCTCTGGAATAATTAAATCACTGCGAACTGTCGCCATGTGAATTAATAGATATGTTTACTTCGAGGCACAACCTCTGACATGGCACAACCACGTTGTCTATATACTAACCTGTAACTGCGTTTTTGAGCATATTATATTTATTAATATCTGTTCTATATAATCTAGCTTGTTCAGTTAAATTAAAAGATTCTTTGGCAAATGGGTTTTTGTCACTAGAAACAAACTCAGTCTGTACCTTTGTTGTCGTAGCTCCACCGCCCTGTGGTCTTGGATTCTTTTGTACCCATTGAGGCATTTTTGACATTGCCCATTCTTTGACTGGTGTTCTGTTATAGCCATCAACAACTACAACTGTGCCGTCTGTTTCCCTAGCAAGCTGTTCCTTGCTTATACGGCTCAACACATATTGTGGGTCGTGTACAACATCAGCAAGTGCTGTTACTGCTGGAGCTTCAACTTCTAATTGTCTTTGTCTATTTTCTAGCTCCTGTATTCTTTGCTTTTGCTGTTCTTCTGCTTGCCTATACTGGGCTGCTAGTTTTTCTGTAGCCTCTTCATATCTGCCTTTTGCCTCTAGCTCTTCTTGTTCTTTTTTCTGCTTGAAAGCAATCAAAGCATTTACATCTACATCTTGAGGAACAGCTTTTGCAGCTTCCTTAGCTTTCTTGTAATCATCTAATATTTCACTATTAGATTTTCTTAGTCTTTCAACTTCAGCTTTCAACGCAGCCATTTCCGC